GCAGGTACAAGAATTAGAAAAGCAATGCAATCAGTAAAAACTATGGCTCAAGGAATTCGAGTTGAAGTACAAGAGCAAAAAAATGCTGCGTTCTAGAAACGGTATTAAATTAAGAAAGGGAGCTTAACGGCTCCCTTTTTTTATATCTAATTGAATATAGTTTCACTTATTTTGATCAAATTATATCTCCTTGCGTATAGTTCTAATGTCTATAATTAGATCTTCTTCCGTTATATCTATGTCAAATGTCATTTTTATATTTGTTTTTTTTATTAACCATACCCGTTAATGTTAAAGCGCAAGAGCAGAATGCTATGTAGTATATTAATATCATTATACCCACTAGATAACCATATATTTAGTTTTACCATCTTCCTTGTATGCTTTTAAACATCTGTTTCTATTGTCAATTTCATTAACGTAACTAACGTGTACCCAGTTAGGATTATCATCAGTACCAAACTCCCAGATCATTTGATCAAAGTTTAAGTTCTCTTTAATCCAAGCGTACATCTCAGCGTTAGTCTTCTTACAGCCTCCATCATCTATATCCATGGCTTGACCTTTGCAATGTTGAGATGTAGTTGATCCACCAATAGCTTTGTTTAGGGCTGGACCTCTATAAAAACTATTAATTCTAATAGGTCCACTTACCCATTCTCTTAACGGCTCGAATACTTGCTCGGCTAACTCCTTCATGTTTGCTAACTCGAATTGACTTGGATTATTATCCAAACCTCGGCGCGTAGCCGTAGTGCTATACACTCCTTCTTTATTGCTTATGTGTTTACTTATCATTTTATTTTATTTTATTGCGCTGCTATTGTTACTAATCCTCCATACACTTTACTGTTAGTTGCTGAAGCTGTTGTCACCTGTATGACTAGAAAATTTGTAGCTGTTGAATTTGTATCTGTTATGTTGATGCTTGTGTTACAGTTACCCGTTTCCAGAGCTTCCATTGTTGTTGCATTTATTTGTGCCACGAAAACCGCAACCGCTAGTGTTTGTTTAGCGTGAATTATAACATCGGTAGCTTTCATTCCTTGTGGTATAGAAACGAAAGCGTATAATTCCGTGTCATTGTTTGCGGCTCTCATACCATAAAGATCACCTGCTGACTCAACATAACCAACCCCAAACTTAGTGTTACCACCATCATCATTAGCCATGAAATCTGATGGTATTAATTTTATAGCGGAACCAAAAACGTTAGGAGTAACACCCAAGGCTTTTGCAAAAGTAACCTGATCATCTCCAATATGAACTGTCTCAACAGCATCATCCGCTATGTTGGTGTTCTCAATAGCGTCAGCCCCAATATAATCATGGGCTATAGCCGTTCCATTCCACACTCCAGTTCCAATTGTTCCAAGAGTTGTTATAGCCGTAGTTCCTATAGCGGCTATTGTTGCCCCAGCTATTGTTAAGGCATCTGTTTCTAAAGTTCCATTAACATCTATGTCTCCTTCTAAATCAATGTCACCAGGGATTGTAACAACAGAATTAGCTCCTAATCCAACAGTTACATCAATTTCATTATCCGCACTTCCACCTGTTAATTTTAAACCCGTACCTAATCCACCATCGTGATTTGCTACCTGAAGATTCAATATTCCAGATTCTTCTCCAGAAGTAGCATCATGTATTTGTGCTGTAATTGCCGCGTAAAAATGCAGGGCAGGAGTTCCCTGGTCATCATAACCCTTAAAAAATATTGTTCCTAAATAATCATCATCTTCTCCTGCTTGAACGCCACTATCAATTCTTTGGTTTTGGAATATAAATTCTGGCGCCGTTGCATCATCTGTTTGGTTTATGAGGAAAATAGCGGGTTTTGAAGCTGTAGTATTTACCATTTGCAATTTATCTCCAAGTATACTCAAAGTATCACCATCAGTTCCTATGGATTCAATAGCGGGTTGTGTTGCTTGCGTGGTTGCTGTGTTAGGTGCTAAACCTGCGATGTTTAACTTCGCACTTGGTATAACACCTCCAACCCAAACTCCACTGTTATCTATGGCAGCTGTACTACCCATTGTTAAAGTTCCAGCTATAGTAGTTGTTGAAGCAGCTCCACTTGCTATTACTACGTCTACCTCTCCGTCGGCTTCTGTTAGACCGTTAATATGTATTCCATTTGTTAAAACGCCATCGTACGAGGCGACTTGCAAAAATATACTACCCGCTTCATCTCCGTCTACCTCCTCAGAAACCTCAGCATATAGTTTTGCAAAAAAAGTCTGCTCTTGGTCTTCATTATCCCCCTTCCATAATATAGTTCCTATATCATCCCCATTTCCACCACCCGCACCTTTATCTTTGGTAAATTGAAGTATACTACCTTTGTTGTCGTTGGTGGTATTTAATAACTCTAACAAAGGTTGTGAGCTAGTTGCAGATCCAATAACAAAAGTATCTGTGACTACGGCTATATCATTACCTGTAGCAATTATTTCTAAATCAGCAGAAGCCGTTATCGTATCTCCATCTATGCTAATATTATCTACCGTTAATTCGGTTAAAGTTCCCAGTGAAGTTATACCACCTTGAGCGGCATCTACGCTTAAAGTTGGTATTGGACCTGTTAAATTAGTTCCACTTAAACCAGTTCCAGCCACGATAGACGTAAGATCACCTCCACCATCCACTGCTTTTACAATTTTATTATTTGAATCTAAACCTAGATGAGCGCCACTAGCTATTGTGCCGGTAGCTACATCTTCTAAGAAAACATCATTACGAAACCTTGACGCTAAATCATATACCTGCTGTCCTATCCATCTCATATTAATTTATTATTACATCTACCGTTGGCGTTTCTGATGCTGATTTTGTTAACTTAATAAATAAACTAAAACCATTTTCTCCACTATTAAACTTAACAGCGTCGAGCACTAGTGTTACCCCTATGGGTAGTGTTACGGCTTTTGCCAGGTAGAATTTACCAGTTAATTTCTTTTCAATATACATATCGACAGTGCACTTGGCACTAGCGTGGGTATTAACCAGGGAGATTGACGATACGCTACCGCCATCTCCCGCTTCTAATACTTCTTGCGTTAGTTCTCCGGATATGTTTTTTTGTAAAGGCATCTATTCGTGGAACGTCATGTATTCTATTGTAGTTACCTCAGCAGCAGTGCTAGGTGCCGCTACAATATTGTGACCAGTACCATTAGCTTCCCAAGGAATCAACATCCAGTCCCCGCCATATAATCTACCTATAATTTGAACAGTAGTGTCAGCTGAAGCGTTTGCGTGCAAAGAAATTTTAACATGCTCTGCTTTGTTTGAGCTTGTATTTCTAATGTAAACTTTGTTAGCTCCACTTGCCGTTGCATCAGCTGCTAATTCCAAAACCACCGCCGTTGTTGATGATAAATTTTTAACACCTAAACCATTAGTATTTTCAATACCAGTTGTAACGCCAGCTTTGGTCATAGTCATTGTTTTGGTTATTCCAAAACCGTACTGTGTAATATCACTTGTGAGATTTATACTCGCTGTAATTGTTGCCATATTTATTTATTTATTTATTGTTAATTATTACGTACGAGCTACCATTGTTTCGCCTTCTTTAAATATTGCCCACTCATAATGAACAGTACCACCCTCTGCCTCTAAAGATATTTCATCTAATAAATCCCCTGCTCCTGTACCACCTTGACTCCAAGGCATGAACATCCAGTCTCCTGCGTATAAACGACCTATAATAGCATCGTGAAGTTTTACCTGTATGTAATAAGTTGGATCTGTAGCTTTATTACATATGTATACTTTAGCTGCGGTGTTTTCCCCCGCTGCTGTTGATTCTTTTAAAACTACCCCATTGTTAGAAGCAGCTACTGTTAATTCTCCACTACCAGACTCCATCATTAGCAATCCAACAGAAGTACCAGCCTTCATAAGTGTTGAACTCGCAGAGATAGACAATGGACTACTAGGTAGTAAGTCGGCGCTACTTATAGATAGCGTTGCTGTTGTTGTTGCCATAATTTATTGTTTGTTTGTTATTTTGTTATTTATTCGTTTATTAATATGTGTTCTAGATCCATAGTAGTTACTACGCTTGATTCAACCACTATATCAGCTTCAGATCTTGTACCTACTGCTGCTGCTGTAATTGCCATTGTTAAATCACTACTAGCTAAATCTGTTATAGTGTCTCCATCTATCGCGTTGGTTGTCCCTGCTGTAACCACCCCGTTAACACCAGCTTGCCTAGCTGTAAAAGTAACAGCAGCGGTAGCTATTGATGTTGTCCAATTAGGATAGTGTTGAGCATCTACAGCTATAGCAAAGTTTGTTGAGTCAGCATCAGCGCTAGTTGTGGTAATCCCATCAAAATTCCAAGAATCTCCAGCGGCAACAGTTCCAGCGGACGTCACCACAAAAGTTTCTAAAGTTCCTTGAGTTGCACTCCAAGGGAAGAAAGCCCAATCGCCAGCATATAACCTACCCATTTCTTCTTGGTCAATGTAAACCGTAAAAAACTCCGAATGATTTGCTGAAAGATTTTTTAAATATACTTTATTAGAGCCACCTGTAAGAGCGTCATCTGCTCGGTAAATAATTTTTGATCGAGAAGCCGGAGCGGCAATAGTGAAATTTGTTTTACCTAATCCAGATGTTAGTGATAAGCCAGTAGCTGATCCCGCTAGCGACAGTGCATTTGTAGTGGAAAAGTTTAACACGCTGGAAAGCAAGTCTGCACTAGAGAGTGTTATTGTTGCTGTAGTTGTAGCCATATTATTTTTTTATAATTCGTTTGTTAATTGTTTTATTGTTGTATGTTATTTGTAACATGTACATCCCAGAACTGACTTTAGAAATGTCTAAGACGTTTGTATTTTGTTTTGATATAATCATGTCACCAATATAATTTAACACGTTTACATCAACTTTTTTGTTTATGTTAATCACACTGCTTACTGGATTTGGGTATATTATTATAGCCTCTTCTGGTGACAATCTAGCTGGAATACCACCGGCATAAGACCCATCACAATAGCCGTAAGTTAATTGGCAAACGTCATCCCACTCGTTGTCACAACAGTAATCATCTACAGAGATAACCCAAGCATAGCACGGGTCGTTCAACCAATAAGGTAAACCAGGGCCAGTAATGCAACCAGCATTATAAAGGCAGTTATTATCACTAACATTGGCCTCAGCGATATAATTGTAGGCATTAAGATCCATGCAACCTTCAATGATAGTAATGCACGATTGATTCTCTGTGTTAGCCAATGGGTCATAATTGAAAGCCGTCTCTTCCATGCACCCGTATATGAATTCAATACAACTAAAATCCTCTGTGTTTGACATAGGATCATAGTTGAGCATCGAAGGATCCGTGCAACCATATACATAAGGAGTACAGCTACTATTGTTAACATTTGCTAGTGGGTTATAATTAAACATTGTACTATCAGTACAGCCATATATAGGTAGCACGCAACTAAAGTCATCTGTATTGCAAGGCTCGCAATAATTCAGAGCTATTGGATCTGTACAGCCGTAAGCAAAAGCGATACAAAGATTGTTGTCTGTGTTTGCTAGTGGCTCGTAGTTAAACATCGTGGAGTCAGTACAGCCGAATATAAACGGAACACAAGTTCCATTGTTTGTGTTAGCTAGCGGGTTATAGTTAAACTGTGATGGGTTTATACAACCGTATATAAATGGTATACAGCTATTGTCCTCTACGTTAGCCGTAGGATCATAATTATATGCTGAGGTATCAATACATCCATAAACAATTCCAATGCAACCCTCATCATCTATGTTAGCTAGGGGATCATAATTTAATGCTGCGGCATTCATACAACCATAAACTACAGCTATACAAGTATCTGAAACATTAGCATTAGGATTGTAATTAAAAGCCAGTGGCTGCATACAACCCGTAACAACAGAAATACAAGAACCTGTAATCTCCGTGTTTGCCAAAGCATTATAGTTAAATGCTAGTGGATCCATACATCCTAAAACAACTAAGGTACTACAAGAGCCATCGTCATAATCAAAGCTAGCGTTATACTCCACGTAAGTAGGACTAGTACAACCTGGATTATAATAACAACTAACGTCATCCGTATTTGCTAAGCTATCGTAATTGATAGCTGTTGGGTAAGTACACCCGAATATCTTTTCAACACATAAGTTACCACAGTAAGTTGATGTCTTGTATTTAAACAGAGGTTGTATAAATGGAGCTAAAACTTCTATCGTGACATCGCCTAGTGGATTTGTTAGTTTAAACCCACAGTGAGAAGCTGTCAAAGCAGCTTGTTGTGTGATGTTAAACGTAAACTCTACCTGCATTGGCGAGTTTAAATTTATTATAAAATCTTGTGTATATAAAGCAGTATCTATAGTATAGTACCACGTATTAGTATCTTGTTTTACTTCTAAGTATGAAGCTTGCCATCCATCACCTATTAGATCTGTTAGTGTTAATACATAATCACAATTAGGTATTAAAGCCATTGTATTGGCTAGTGGGTTCCAATTATACATACTGTCATCTGTACAACCAAAAATCTTTAAAGTACTACATGAACCATCATCTGTGTCAGCTAAGTGATTGAATTCGATGTATGCTGGATCCGTGCAGCCCATGACGGGTGGACAGGCATCTGAAACGAAAAAGTGCATTGAGTCATTACCAAATGCGGGATCATCACCGTAAACTAAAGTATCATTACACTGTATAACATAATAAGATCCATCTAAACCACCCCATAAAGCTCCGTTCAACCCATCGCCATAACTATCATATATTGTAAACACTAAATCACCTTCAGGTAACATAACTGGTATCACCATTGATTGATAGTTAACAGCGCTGTAATAAGGTCCGTCATAAGCAACTATAGCTCCAGATGTATCTCTTATATCCCATGAAGTTTCAGACATGTATTGGTCTAAGTTTACAACGACCTCAGCGGGGACAGGTCCTTGGCTAAAAACAGTAAACGGTAATAATAATAGTAGTAGTATTTTTTTCATTTATTTAGGTCTTTTTGCTGGGTTTTGATGTTGACAACTTCCTTTAGCGCCCTCTGTAGTTCCAGGCTTTCTCTCGTGTGACTTCCAACACTTTAAAGGAGAAGCATAGTGCACTTCTCTTAACTTAAATGGACCACCCGGTTTATGCGATACAGGTTTACTGTCATCACCATGCTTTTTACCCGTGTGAACTTTGTTACCAGGCATTTTATGTGTTGGCCCATCATACTCACCATCTTCCGTGTAATGCTTTACCCCTTTCATATTATGATTTTTTATTTGCTCTACAAAACTTTGCCGCAGCACCCACACTACCAAACCCCCATTTCTTTAAAGCTATTGCTTTTCTAGTATCTCTTCCTTTGCTATCTTTCATTGGGCCTTTCATACCAGCGAACCTACAGGCAAAACTTACTCTTCTAGGACTAGTACCGCTAGTCTGTCTAGAGCCCAGTGACTTGCCAGTCTCACTCTTGTATTTAGATCGCATTTCCCTATTTGATTTCTCGTAGGCTTGGTTTGTTAGCTTAAGTGGTGAATATGCCATGTTAAAAGTCGCTCATTAATATATTATCTATTTCTTCTTGTACCTCTTCTCTCGTTGCCATCATCTTGAAACTAAGATCAGCCTGAAACCTAGCAACCTCAATATTATCTTTAAATATTATAATAGTAGGTATGGCTGCTATTTTATGTTTTACTTGTAACTTAGGGTTAGTTGCTATATCTACGTACGATATTGTTTGGCAGTCATCAAGATCCATTACCCAAGAAACTGCGTTAGCACCGTTCCACTCAGCGTTAAACTGCGCTACAGATATTTGACCTGATGCTTTACCACATACGCACACTAGCACTAGCACTAACAAGTATATACCTAAAATTTTCCAAGCAACATCTATTTTACCCATCATCTGTCGTAAAGTTTATCCTCTATTCTTTCGAGGGTTTTTTTCATAGCTTCCACGTCTTCCTGTGTGGTTAGAATTGTTTGCCTAATCATTTTATCCTTCATATCAAACTCCATCCTGCTTACGTCTTGAGGTGGTGGCTCGGGTAGTGTCCTCGCTTCAGCGATATCAGCTTGTAACATAAACCACATGCTTATAACAGTGGCCATCGCAGCGCCTATTCCTACTAAAGTTTTTATACTTACTTTAAAACCGCTATCCTCGTTTAATTCTTTTGCCATGTTAAAATATAACGTAGTTCATACCTAATTTAAAATCGTACCAAGTTCTGTTCCAGTACTTATTGTATTTTCCTTCAAGAAAATAACCTAATTGTTTATTGTGCTTAATTCCATATATAAACCCAAGCGAGTAATCTGCCCACTGACCATCTACATAGTTGTGATAAGAAAACTCACTACCGTTGTCGTAGTGGTATGGCATAACGCTTCCCCAAGCGTGTATCCAAGTTGACTTGCTATATTTGTAGTAATCAAAACCCATGACAAGCGAGTGTTGTAGGGTTTTCTTTAATTCGTTTCTTTTCTTTTCAGTGTAATCAGCTAAGACTTCTGGTATAACCACTGCCTCCCAAACTTCTGGGCTAGTAGCAACTAACTCACCTGAAGGTGAAAAGTATTCGCTGCTATACACGTCTACCGTGTAACCTTCTTGTAGTGCTAAATAAGTATAATGAATATCTCCATTATCTAACATCCACTCGTCTAGCGCGTTATAGCCGTATGGTTCAGCAAGTCTATGAGCTGCCCCAATATTCCAAGACAGGTTTCTATTTTTTCTAACTCTATATCTTTCCGATGCTTCAAAATATTTAATATCAGCAAATCCATCTTCTAAGTATTCTACTTTTAAAGCAAAAAAGTTTATACACATCTCGTCTGGACAGCCATCATCAGAACTATATCTAATAAAATGGTGTTGATCCATGTAGTTTTTACCTTCTTGTCTTTTGTAGTCTACTTCAAATAAGTATTCAACCCCTCTTGACTTACCTACAATGGCTGCATCACTGTAATTCGTCTCAGTACCATCATAAAATGTTTGTGCTTTGTTTTCGTATCCGAATCTAGCTATTTTACGTAGTCCTATTGCGAAATTATAATCGTAAGGAGTTGAAATTGTTTGTGTTGATAACCCGTTGTTTACGGAAAACACGTCTACATCAGACAATGATGTACCACCATTTACCGCAGCATAAAACGTAGAGAACTTAAACAGCTTCTTAACGTCTTCTTTACCAAGTGTTTGAGCTGTTACTAGATTTGACACTAGTAAGAGCAGTATTATTAGTCTTTTCACCATCTTTATATTATCACTTATTTTTTAAATTGTTTACCGGATAACAGGGTATACTGTTGGTCCATTTTTCTTCTTCTTTTTATCCTCTGTTTCAACACCAACACTATAAGGTGTCCAACCAGCTGCCATGAGCATTCTCTGCCACGCTTCATACTGATCACTCAAGGCGTGCTGCATGTTAAAAAGGTTTTGATACGGAGAGTAAACAGGCGCATTAGTAACAGCTTGTACTGTCATTAGTGAAGCCTCTAAAGATGGGTTGCCTAACTCAAATTTAAACTCATCATTTTTTTTGATTTTAGCCCACTTTTTTCTGTCACCAGCTCTATCCAACATTCCAAACTTAGACCCAATTGGAGGTGAAACATTTAGTAGTTTCTCAGCAACCTCACTATAATCAGCTGTGAAACCAGGTTTTGAATCTTGCTTAATGTATTCTTGTATAGCGTTTTTAACGGATGACAGTATAGCTCCTTGTATACCAAAACCTCTCAACATAGAATCAGCTGTAGTGTTTAACATCATTGATTTTGTGTTAGCTATTTTTTCATCAGACACATCATCGTCATTTAGTAACATAGCGAATAACGCTGATTGTAATCCAGCAAATATAGCCACTTGAGCTCCCATGTAGTAAGATATTCTACCTACTTTTTCTGACAACTCCCTACCTCCTTTAAACCTGCCTTTTGATATATCAAGTATATCTTTCATACCAGCTCTATTCATCTGCATTGGAGTGTTGGCAAATGGTAGTATAAACCTACCAATTAAAGATGTTTGTTGTTTAGACAATAGATCTGCTCGTGATGACTGTTGTGTTCTTTCTGCAATCATTTGAAAATCTAAAAATGCTTTGCTTTCAGCTTTTTTAGTTTTCATGCCTTGCTTCTCGTACATTTTAATTCTATTTCTATAGAATGTAGCTCCACCAAAAGATATTGCAAAACTATCCGCCATTTTAGTTGGTAAGTAACCAGCTTTAAGCACTTTTGATATTACTGATTGCACAGGGTTCTGTGAAGATGCGGCGGCAGAAGCGATTTCAGCTTCAGTTACATTCATAGCCAAACCATCCCTTCTTTGTTTCAACATGTCAGAGTTCATGATATATTTGAAATCCTTAGCGAACTGCTTAACGTTACCCATTGCTTTTGCTGCTGCAATAGGATTGTTTTCTCTCATGTTCAAGAAGTTAGTGGTGGATATAGTTTGTAGCACCGCGGATCTAGTGTTAAAGTTCATAATAGTACCAATACCTCCGTTTAAGTAGTTCATCATAGCGGCACTACCTCTATCCATCTTTAAAGATCTAGTTCTACCGGTTTCCATACGATCAAACATATCTGTGATATTCTCTCTCCACTCAGTACCTAATTTAGATTCCATCTTATTTAGGTTTTCTTCAGTAAATATTTCATTCTTTCTTTCTATCCACTCTTGAAGATATTGCTTTCTACTAACACCTCTGTTTATGTTGGTGACCTCACCGGCCATTGTTTCTCCCCACCAGTTTTCTCCCGGCTCTTTTAAACCTTTTTCTTGCTTTGTAATTGTAGCGAATTTCTCAGCGTAAGCTTTTAGCTTTGGGTTGTTTTCGATATGCTCTACAAGCCTACTCTCTGTTGTTTTAGCTAGATCTGGTATTTTATAACCAGCTTTATTCCAAAGGTAAACTCTCATAGCCATGTCATTAGTGAACGCCGTTCCTTCAACAGGTTTAGCAATATCCTTTATAACGTCTTTGTTCTGCTTACGAAGATTCATATAATCATTCTTAGCGGATTGTCTAGCCGTGTTATAATCCCTAGTACCTCTTTCAAACGGCATTACAAGCTCTTCTTTAAACCATTCTTTGTTTTTAATACCTTCTTTACCCTTACCATATAATGGCTCTATAAGAAGCTCTAAATCAGCGGCAGAATCCCTCATAAACACTCTTCTACGTTTGATATCTTTACCTCTAACTTTAGCCTCAGCTTTTGAGAATACTTTTTCAGATCCTATATCTAAAGAGTGTTCCATTATCTTGTTAACACCTTCATTTAGGTTTTCTGACATTAAAGCTTGTTGAACACTAGATTTTATATCAAGCTGACTTAAAACATCTTTAACGGCTTTAACGTTACCAATCGCGTCATCTACAAAATACATATCGTTGTAGCCCTCAGCAAACTTCTCCAACATCCACATAGCTTTAGCTTCACCAGTACTGTTACCTAAACCTGTTATGTTTTCTAAAGGTAGCTCAACACCTTCACTTTTTAAATACTCGTGAATAGCGCCTTGACTTTCTTTAGCTCTAGCTGTAAGTATAAACACGTTTTCATTGCCATACTTTCTAATCTGGTTTTTAAGCTTTTGCATTAAAGGACCAGGCCTACCATTCGTTACTTTGTTGAAGTCTGAAAAATCCATCTTCCAACCTTCTTTCACCATAGTATCACCAACAACAGGCCATTCATTTGATGCGATTCGTTTTGTTTCTTTTCCTTTAGTAGCTATAACGAAGTTATCACTAATACCAGCTGTCTCGTCAAAATCAAAAGTAGACATACCCCTTGACTTCTTCTTCTTCATTCTACCTTTTGCTATAGCTGCATCCACAGACTTAGCTGCTAGATGTTTCTCTCCATTAGTCAAGTCTTCTGATTTTAAACCTCTATCTTCAAACTTTTTATTATTAACTTTATTTAGTATTTGTTTTCTTCTCAACAACTCTTTAACACCTCTACCACCAGTTATAATATCGGTCAGTAGTCTGTCATAGGTTTTGCCCGACTTTAAATCTAACGTTGTTTCAGCAAGAGCTAACTCTCTCATCCAAGGGTATTTGCCAGACTCGGTTGTAAATGGAAAGTCATAACTAGTTGCGCCACCGTACTCTCTCCCATCATACTTTTTTTGCACAGACTTGTCTATTATACTTTGTTTAAATATCTTTGATAGTGATTTTTGATTCTTTAAAAAAGTAGCCTTGTTACCAGAGTTCTTTAACATGTTGATCATAAAATTAGCGTTCATGTTAAACAACTGGAAGTCATGCTCACTGTGTTTAGCTCCTTTGTTTAAAGATACAGCATCGTGAGTAGCTAACCCTTTTGCAAACCCACCTTCTATATTTGTTTGCATTTGAAGAAACCTACGTATATTATTTAAAGCATCAGCCTTGTTATTAGACTTAGCATAAAAATCATAAAGCTTTTCATAAACCTTAGCGTGCATTTTTTGATTAGCATCCACCGTCTGCTCGTACGTAGAGCCTTTTTTTGATAAATACTTTTTAGTATTTTCAGCAAACTCTTGTTTAAGTTTATCGCTGTTTTTAACATTTTTAAACTTAGGTAAATCTAAAGTTTCATTAACCTTCTTTTTAAAAGGCCCGTTAGAAGTTGCTTTAACATGCTTGATGTATGCTGGAGGCTTACCAGCACCCTTATTTTCTGAGTACCATTTATCAGCCCACTCTTTACCTCTATACTCTCCATTGAGCAATTGTTTACCCATACCAATAGCGAGAGCTTTTCTCATAACCGGATGCTGCATCTCCATGTCTGAGAATTTAGAATAAAAATCTTTTGTAAATGTATCAAATGACTCAACAGCTTTTGTATCTTTATACCAAGCTTTCTCAGCCATTTTGCTTTCCCCACGTATGGCTTCTGGTAAAAACGATTCTACTGTTTTAATAAAGTTTTTATCACTGTAGTTTTTATAACCAAGCTCAGGCGCAAATGGTTTCATCTCTGGATTCGTCTCCAAGAACCTTTGTGCTTCAAAGTAATTTTGGAATGTTTTAAGATCAACACCCTTTAACTCGTATCCCATAGAGTTGAAGTACGCTTCAGCTCCACCGCTTCTCTCTAGCTCTTTAAAGTACTCTGGATTTCTTTCAACCAAAGCTCTCACATTAAACCCAGGAAACCTCTCGTTTGCATAATCTATGTTCTTAATTTCATTCACCATGTTATCAAGAATTTCAGACTTTAAACCCTCTGGCGTTGCTCCACGAAGTTTACGTAACGCTAACTCAGCTTTTAATCCCTCTAGCTTTGCTTTTGCTTCTGGATTTCCCTCTACTCTACTTGCAAACTCTGGACTTAGTATACGTTTTCTAAATATTTGTAAAGCAAATGGATCACCAATACCTTCTTTTAAAGTGTTTCTTTTCTTGTTTATAGTACCAGCATCTCTACCAGAGTTGGTTAGATCAATAAACTCTTGCACTCTAGATTCTGTAGCTGGTAGTTTTTCCCACTTAGTAGTTCTAGCGTTAGTTTCTTTTGTTACCTCAACGGGTAGTTCTGTTGAATTAAATTTCACACCAGTGTTTTTGTAGAACTTACTAAATATAGTTTTACCCCAGTTTGAGTTTTCATAAAACTTAGGGCTACTAAAATCTTTCATAGCCTCAAAGTTTATTGACCCGTTGTTATTGACAAAAGCATCTTCTGCTAGCTTAATATCCTTCGGTGTTTTAAGATCTGTCTTACCTCCTCTAAACAGTAAATCCATCTCCGGCGAAGACTTAACCCTCATTTTATTAGCAACATTAACAAATGTTAATTGCTCTAAAGGTGTTTCAAAGAAAACATCTTCAGCGGCTTGTTCCATTCTCTCAACAGATTGTGGGTTTATCTTCCTTTTAACTCCACCACCATAGTTAAATTCAAAATCCCTTAACTCAATACCAGTGTTTTCTGCAACAGTCTTACCACTTTCACCTCCCTTAGCAATTCCACCACCAGCGTTTATATCTACTATATCAGTTTTTATATCAGATATATCTTGACCTGATACAACTGATCCTTCAGCTTCAGCTCGTCTAGATTCATACTTAGCATCAACACTCCTGAACTTTAACTCCTCCATTCTAGTTTTAAGCATACCAGTAACATGAGTGTACAGAGTTCCTTTAGCTGGGTCGTACGTTCTAAATATATCTTGAAAGCCACGTTTATCGGCTAGCGAAGCAGCTGCTAACTCAGCTCTTTCTCCATCCCAACCCTTGTTGTTGGCATCAACTCTATATCTTTCAGGTATAGTTCTTTGATACATATTCAAAGCGATATCAAACATTGGTCCAAATTTATTCCCTAGTATTGGGTAACGCTCAAAATCAGTGTGTGGCGAATTAATATCCATCTCCATTTTTCTATCACCACGTCTTTCTTTTTGACCCATCAACTCTCTATAGTCTTCTATCTTACCCTCACCCAGCTTTATGCCTTTGGCTTTAAAATATTCTTGCGTTTCGTTCTTAAGCTTTTCAGGATTATTTACTTTGCCACCACCCTCTAATTCTAGTATTTCTGAACTGTATTTGTTTTTACCAGTCTTGCCTTGAGCGGCAAGCTCAGCTTTTTTAAGCAATGGACCGTCCGCGTCTATAACAGACTCAAGCTCTTTAAACATTTTAGTTTGGTTTACGCCCTTTTTAACGTTTTTAGCATAATCTCTAAACCATCTTACAACATCTTTCTCTTGAGTTAGATCGTACTTTTGTTCACCTCTTTTACCAAACTCAGATATTACGTTTCTTAAACCTAAAAAACCATCAGATCCTTTTATGTTGTTGTAGTTAGATTTATCACCAATCCTCTCGGCTATATAAGAAAACAATTCCCACTGTTGTATCTTTTGATTTTTAACGGCGTCAGTTAAATCGAATTTCTTGAGCTTCATGGCTTGGGATAAATTCATTGTAGTACCAGCTAACATTGGTGTTCCAAGCTCTACCGCCTCCTTTTCAGATAAATTTTTATCTAGCTCAATTTTAGAACCTACACTTTCTAGCTTTTTAAAAAAATCACCTTTAAAAACAGCGTTGTAACCAAACTCTCTTTCAAAATAATCATGACTCATCTCGTGAGCTTTTATATCTGGAGTGTAAAGTTCGGCGTTATATCTATATTTAATTTTGTTTCCTTTTCTAATAACATCAGCATTAAAAGCGTTACCTTCTTTGTTTATCATTGCCTCTTGACCAAACTTTAACCTGTTGTTATTTACAACTTCTATCTCAATGTCTATACCCTGTTCTTTAGCATCTTTAATTTCTTGCTTATGCTCTCTTTTAACTATCTCGTTAGCTCTAGATGGATCCATATAACCTTCAGCTCTCACGGCATCTAAGTATCGTTTTTGCAAACCGTCTTTTACCTCCCAATGCTTGTAATACTCTTTTAGGTTTTTATCAGAAAGATTTTTTTCAATTTTAGCTTGTATTTCTGGATCAAAAAACCCTTGTTTAGATCTGTTGATTTCAAGCTGTGTTACCCCGCCTTTTTCAACAGCTATTTGTTGCATTAGTTTTTTAGACTTTTTAAAGCTATTTCTAAGCCCGGCTTTAGACTTATAGTCTCCAAAGCCTTTAAAATGAGTCATACCAAACCCAAGACCAATAAATCCATTTGTAATTAATCTTTTTCCAACCTCACCATAATCACTGTAGTGCTCATCCATAAAATCACTAAACTGCTTATTACCCATAGCGTCTTGAGTAACAGCAGACATGACTTCGCCAAACTCAGAACCAGCAACAAAACTAGCGGGTTGAGTTATAAATGTTTCAAATAACTTTCTAGTATTAACGTTTACGCTTCTTTGCTTGCCTTTTATCTTACCAAGTTTTTTGTCAAAGTCTTTTAACAAACCGTTCTTCTGCATGTAAGGAGCTAACGGCGCTAGTATTCTTCCACCCACTCCAAAACCAAAACCAGTAGCAAATCCTTTTACGCTAACATCTCCCTCGTCAAAAGCTTCTATAGCGCTAAACTTAGCGCCTTCAATACCACCAGTTATAAGAGTTGCTACACCTCTGTCTCTTACACTGTTAGTAGTAAACCTCATACCTTGCAATCCTTTTGCAGAGTCAAAGCCAGAAACTCTTTTGCCAAGCGTTTTAATATACTTGTCTGTAGACATACCTCTTGCCGCTGCTCTTGCTTTTATATTAGCGTCTGTAAATGTTTTACCATTTTTAACCCACCTACCACCGTTTAAAGTGTTCATGTATTTAGTAAGGCCAGTAATAGCTTGTATTGGTTTAGCTATTTTGTTTACAGCATAAAACTCAGCTAGTATTCTAGCAGAGCCAAACAAACCCTCGTTAACCATTTCACCAACACCCCTCTCTAAATACTCCTCGTCCTCCGGTGTAACTTTAAAGCCTAGTTGATTGAATTTCTCTCCAACCTTATCCAATATAACTCTATCTGTTTGACCACCCATTAATTGGTCTGTATTGTATTCGCCTATAAACGGTTCAACAAAAGACTTACCAGAAGTAGCTAGGTGTCCCATGAAACCAATATCTTGATCTTGTACTCCTTCGTTTAGGAAGTACATTCTTTTTAAAGCCTCATGATCAGAGTTGTAATCTACGGTGTCTTGTTTTAATCTAGCTTTTTCCTCTTCCCACTCATCTTGTGTTTGGTCGTTCATAACAACACCGCTATGCGCATCTTGCAACCAGTCTTTAGTGCTTTTTGTTATATGTATTTTCTTTTCTAAATCCCGCACTAGATCTTTGTCCCTACCTTGCACTGATGTATAGGCCGGGTTATCAACTAAAGCGGTTCTCATTACTTTTAATTCATCATTTAAACCACCTAAAGCTAAAGCACTTCTTTGATACTCTTGCTTTAGTACATCGTAGTCTGTAATGTTTTCGTATTCCTTTTGCTTTCCCTCTATGTCTAAAGGTAAATGGCCTTCGTCTAAAAGTTTATCACGATGCTTGTCATCCGATGCTACTCTCAACATACCTGTTTTAGGGTCTAACACCATATGGTGCTTTCCCTCTATGGCTCTTAGCTCTTTAAATTGCTTTGACTTTTTTATCATGTCAACCTCGTTAAGGCTTCCACTTTTTATATCCTTGTACAGCTCCGCTAGCTTTTTATCGTTACCGGTAAACGAAGATATGGTGGTATTAGAATCCTCACCCCAATAGTCCTCTAAAGAAATACCAGCATTAGATCTAGCTACGTTAGCAGCTGTACCTCTACCATTACTAACATTGGTTTGCTCTTCGTATAACTTAGCGTCAAACTTCTGTGCTATAAGAGCATCCATATCACTGTTTGTGAGTCTGCTATACACGGTTTGACCAGTGGTAGGATCTACCTTTCTATCGTCAAACCAGCCCATACCACCAATTTTATCCTTTATAATTCCCTTAAGATGTTCCGCTGAGTTTATTCCACCTCCACCTTCTATGTTTCTATTTTGTAGAGTCTCTTCATCGCCTAGTATTTTCTGAAACATTTCTGGATCTTTAAACATATCGTCTAAGTTTCTACTGAAGTCAGTAGATTGTGATGTCCAGGCACTATCGTTTCTTCTCGCTTCGTCAGCTTTTCTCTCGTCTTCAACCTCTTTCTTTACTCTATCTAAACCCTCTTGTTTTGTTAAACCATCGTTCGCAGGGTTTAAACTACCTGCTCTAAAGCCTTTCCCAAGCCAACTATCACGAATACCATTGTACAGTTTATCACCCCAACCTGTATTGTATAAATCAGGATCTTCTTGCTCCGAACCACCAGCTTCCAATTTTAACTCCGTACTCTCTAGGCTTGACGTCGAGTCTTCCGCTAAGCCGTTCTGCTTTCCCTCCATAGAGAGCTCTGGCGTTTCCACCAGGTAATCTTCTATAGATATACCTTTTTTTCTAGCAGCTTCCTCTATCTCTTCTTGAGTGTAAGAAAACCCATTACTGTGCATGTAATCCATATTATAAAACTGGTTTTAGTAAGTTAGTAAATAACGAGCTATTTCGTATAAAGCCTCTATCTCGATCTAAGGTGTTTACCAAATGCTCTTTAGTGAGCTCTACACCATTTCCATCTAAATACCCACCATTTCCATCTGGGGTGTAAGTAGCTCCTTCAAAAACAACTTTTTTATCATTCCTTATATTCTTTGCCACGTTGTTGATAACGTCTTTTGGCGCGTATTGGTAATCTCCAATTTGAAACTTATTAGAGTTCCCACCCTTTTTGCTTTCCCCTGCGCTGACTTTCTTTTGATAAGCATTGAGCCTTGTTTTATACTCTTTTTTAGCCATCTCCATCATTTTTGTTTTAGTATACTCTCTCATTTGAGTTTCATTAAAACCGCTATTTGCTATAGTACCAGTTATAGCCTCATCCGACGTGGGTAGTTTATCATTCCATATATTCTGCCAGTCTGAATTTGAGCCCTTGTGGTCTGGGTCAGCCTCCCACATATCTTTTATACTTTGTTTTTCTCCAAATATATTATCGTGGAAAGAAGAGTACATAACATCCGTGTTGGCTAATGATTTATCTAACAATCTTTCTACTTGCCCTTCGTCAAACTCATAAACACCACTGGTTGTAGATTCTTTCACCATTCCCTTTATTAGCTTATCGTAGCCATTACCAAACTCATCAGCTCTTTTAACGTTGCCTTTGTCTAAGTCGTCAAAGGACAACAACTGTACCCCACCATCATTGTCTTTTATTTTAAAAAATGGTTTTAAATAATCTGGTTTTTCAGGATCACTTTCCATGTATATTTCATAATCCTCTGGTCCACCAGATAATAATTTATTTAACGTTGCTGTTCCCGCACCCTTAGAGTAAGATCCACTTGAAAGATTTGCTGCGTGATCTTTTAGTATAGATTGACCTCTTCTAAATTCCGTCGCTACGGTTCTTGAGTCCATTTGTAAGCTAGATATTTTCTTTTTATCTTTTTGCTGAACAGCTATATTCATCTGCTCGTCAAAGTTAGATATAACCCCGTGCATAAGCTCTTTACCTTGGTCGTTATAACCATCAACAGCTGTTACAAACATTTCGTTCATATTCTCTGATATAGCCTCACCTTTCTTCCTAGCTTTTTCATTGTCTAGTTTTTTCTCGTGAGTCCACTCGTTAGCTGCCATTGTAGCTAGTTGAGACACCATGTAGAATGGATCGTTCATCATATTCGCTGTATCAAGCTGAGCTTGAGAGTCGAAGTATTGTTTATATGCGTTTACTAAAGTTGGATCTGCCGCCATATCTTATATCATTGTTTTTAATAATTCACTTATACAGAGACTTAATGCAGCAACGCTACTTTTTGCCTTTGCGCCACCTTTACTACCACCAGCCATTTGCCCAGCCATCCCCATCATCGCTTGCATGTTCCCCGAACTTGCCGCTGAGCTAGCTGCTGAAGCCGAGGCTGCTGCTGAGTTTGCAGACGATGCTTGACCTAGCGACCCAGCTAATAATGTTTGTATTCTATCCATCTCAAGTCCTCTTGAATAAATATCCCCTTGTCTTTCCATTGTTTGGATCTGCCAATCTTTATCTCTAGACGCTTGATCAAGTATACCTTCTGTCGCGAGATAATTGTTTTGGTTTTGATTCCTCCAGTTATTTGATCGCTCTTCGTTTCTTTCGTTTGCTTGTGCTGTTTTAAAGTCTAACTCACCAGCATACTGTCTACTTTCTCTTTCCATCTGAGAAGCCTCACGCCTCATGTTGTCATCCATACGAGCTGCTTCCCCTCTTAAGTTATCGTCCATACGGGCAGCCTCTCCTCTTGCTAACTGATCATTTTGCATTGCACCTTGTGCTGTCAACGTGTCTAATCTAGCATCCTCTCCTCTTATAAACTTATCCATGTCACCAGCATAGTTCCTTTCATTTTGATCTAACATAGATGCTTCTTGGGCTGTCAATGTGCCTAATCTAGATTTCTCCTGCAATTCCATTTGCTGCATTCTAGACTCCTCATTCATTCTACTCATATCTAATCTCTCCGCGCCAGATCTTTGAGCTCTATCTATTTCACCAGCCTCACCTCTTTGTAGTTGATCTATTTTGCTTGATTCCCCTGCCTTCATTTGGTCTAACCTAGCGTCCTCACCAGCACGAAGCATGTCTAACTTAGAAGACTCGCCTCTTTGTAGCATATCTATTCTAGATGCCTCTTGTGTCCTCATTTTTTCATTCTCAACCTCTTGCCTCCCAATATCAGCAGAGCCTTGTCTAGCGTCGTTAGAAGCTTGGTTGGCTAGTGTTTGCGCTAAACCAGATATACCAGAACCACCAGCCGAACCAGATAAAGCAGACATAATATCCGCTCGTCCTTGTGCTTGTTTTTCGGAAGCAAATTCAGCTGCCTCAGTAGATATACCCATCTCCTCCATACTGTTCTCCATGCCGGAATACTGGTTTTTTAAACTGTTGTATTGATTGTCTAATCCAGAAAAAGCATTGTCCATTCCACCAAACTGACTCTTCATATCTGCCCATTGACTCTGTGCTCCGTCAAAAACATTCGTCTGTCCTTCAAAGGCATTTTCAACCCCTGCCATTTGATTGGTAGCTCCACTATGCACATTACCCATGCCCTCATAGGCATTACCAAGATTTGCATACTCATTAGTCATACCAGCGTAAGCGTTCCCCTGACCGGCATAAGCATTACCTTGACCGGCGTAAGCGTTACCCATACCAGAATATATATTACCCATTCCTTCATAAGCATTGCTCTGATCACCAAAAGGATTCTCAGCATCACCATAAAAGTTGTGTGCTCCAGAAGAAGTGTTTTGAAGATTCTCATATGGATTACTATAATCCAAGTTCTTATATTGGTCTTCGTATTTTTTGATAGATGCCGCGCCTGCCGCTCTAGATTTATTTGCTTGGCTAGTAGCCGCTCTTCTATTTTTTTTAGCTGAGTTAGCTCCTAAAAGAGCTGCTCCTCCCATTACTAATGTACTTACTGCTGCCATATTATAATTTTTTAATCATTTCTATTGGTTTGTTACTGTGTATAAAACCGCAATCTTCAAACTTTTCTTTTAAACTTTCATTAATTAAGTAGGTGAAAACAAACTTACAACCTAGCTCCTTCGCTTGGTTGGTTAATGTTTCTATTAGTTTTTTTATTGCTTCTTTTCTAACAATTTTATCTCTAAAATTAGGGTTTGATATAGTCCACTCTATATACGCTAAATCGCTATTAGTGGTATATAGAAACCCCGCACAAACATCAACACCCTCGTGTTGAACCATAACCCCACCCTTACCCGAATCTGGTAGCGAATTTTTAAGAACAGGTGTCCACCTCCACCACCTCCACCACTCGCATAGCGTTTCGTAATCCTCGTCTAGTAGCTTACGAATTTCCATCCTGTAACTTACTTGCTACTTTCTCATGAGTATATATTACGCTGTACTTGTCTTCTAAAACCTCATACCCCAAGTCTCTACATCTTTTTACAACACCGTCATAAGTTGTCATAGCCCACATTAATCTACATCCTTCCTTTAATCCAACAGCTGTGCATAGATCTATCAAATCCAAAATCATGCTATACCTATCTCTGCCTTTGTAATTTGGATCACCAACTAAGTAATCAACATAAGCTACATCGGAATTTGTAAAGTATAAGAAGGCACATGCCCTAATTTTTCCTTCTTTTTCTACTACATATCCACCTAGACCATTGTTGGGTAACAACCCAGAGTCAGGAACTTCAATGTGATCGTAAGAATCCCACCACTTATTTAAGGTGGGGAAATCCTCAACCCTCACGGGTCTAATTTCGTATTTTTTGTCCATTTTATTTGATTTAATTCAATTATATAGTCACACTTTTTGAGTGTTATTTACTACTCTGTGTTATTTCAGAGCCAACAGCGAATAATTTAGCAGGAGCTGTGGAGTCATTTCTCATCTCTACCTCTGCAAAATAACCTCTAACCCCAGACACGTTGACCTTGTTCTCTTTACCAAAAAATATAAAATCACCAGCATCTGGCGTTTGAGCCGTGGCATCTACCTCTATAGTTACTATGTACGTTGTTGCCGAACTAACCTCGGTGTCTGCGATAGCTGGATCAGCATCAACCACTATGGTTTTGTTAGGTATAACTTCCACGCACTTACCCATACGCTTAATATCACCATTAGCTACGCCATTTTTAATTCTATTAAAGTACAGTATATCCCAAGCTCCGTTGTTTTCAACTAGAGTATCTACCACTGTACTCGCTTTTGCCTGTAGTGATACATTTATAGGGTTTGTTAATACTATTTTTACTGTTGCCATATTATGCGTGGTTTAATATATCATTTATATTTAGTTGAATCAAAGTATGACCCCCAGAGTCATAACCATGCTGGATCGTTATATTTCCAGATATAACAACCGTGTTTGGTGAAACGTCATTGTTAATGGTTATATTTAACCCGTTGTAAGTAACAACAGACGCGATGGTATCATCTGACAAGGTGGAATCTTGCCCGGTTACCTGTGTAAATCTAGCTGATGTAAAAGCTTGATCAGCAGATATGTCAGCGGTATGTGTACATGGGAAGCTAAACTCCCCATCAAGAGTCGTAGCGCCTAAAGCCTTAGAGTAGAAGAAAAAAGCGTTGTTGATGCTAGCCGCAGGTAGCACCCACGACTGCGATGTACCTGTTTCTATTATCTGTAGCTTAGTTTGTTGTAATGGGTTTTGTGTTAAAGTTGTAATTACTGGTGACAAACCAATTGTGCTGGTAAACGTACCAACCACGTGTTCTGTGAGTATTACTTTGTAATCACAAGCTAGGGTTGATCCTGGAAAACCCACCGTCGAACTATACCTACCGTCCAATCCAATTGTTATAATAGACTCTTTTAAAATATCAACAGTTGACGAGTTTGGAAGCAACCTGGGATTTTGAGTTATCTGCATTTTAAACTTAGCGCCAGGGTCTCCACTTATAGATATAAGTCTAGATTCACCACCGGGTTTTATATCTGCTCCACTCATATTTAGGTTGTATATCTTATCCCCAACAACCTTTTTGTTAGACACAGCTGTGCTGAAAAACTCTATGATATCCGCGGTTGGCATTAATAGCTGGTGGAGGTACTTTACTGTAAAACTGTAAGATCCATCAAGGTTTTTTAAAACAGTAGAGCTATAATTGTTTGGGTTACTTGTTTTAGTAAAGTTAATGCTTGGGATGTTCTTGAAAGTATAATCAACTTGTGGGGTGAAAGTTCTACCACTAATCAACGTAGAGACTGTACCTGGAACACCACTTAAACTTGCGCTTGAAGTGGTTGGTTGGCTATCAGTTACGTTAGTTAGTGTTGTGTTTATAGTTACGTTTGCCATATTATTGATCTATTGATAAGGTTGGTTTTCCAGAAACACTAACGTGCGATAACACATCCGTGTTTGGAAATAAACTACCAGAATTATAATCTATTATTAATTTTATTTCAACTACATTGCTGTGATAACCAGGTCCAGTTGCTCCAGATCCCAAATCCGTCAGCGACCCAACTGTAACCTCAGCGATACTGCTTTCAACATAAAAGTTGCTCGCCGTCACCGCGTAATTAACATTGTTTACTTTCTGAGAGTGTATGTAAAAGTACCTTGCAATTGTGCTTGGGTTTGTGCCTACTATTAAATCTGTTTTCACCTGAGTTGTTAATTGTGATCTATCTGTAGCAGAAGTGTTAACGGTGTATGTAGTGTTATCTATCTTGGGCGTTAGATTAATACATTTTATGTTTTTAACAGTACCACTGGTGCCAGCGTTTTTCCAGAAGTGTATGCCCTCTCCTGTTTTTCCAAACCCAGCTCCACTGTAAGCGTTGGGCTCATATTTGTTATCGTCATAAACAAAGGTGGTGAATATTTTACCGTTAGCATTAGTGTTTCTGGTTGATTCATCCAACACTTCCACCATGTTTTTTATGCTGAAACCACATTTACCTCCCGCTGTGCCATCATCTGTAAAATCCTCTACATCAGCTTCTATATAGTACTTATTACCGTTTACTAGACTGCCCACTACTCCTATAACATAATACGAGTACCAATCATTGGCAACTACATCGTGTTCCACCCAAGATATTTCGTTAGGGCTTTCTACTGTTATAGCGGAAGCCGGAGTTAAGTCAGCAAGAGTTGTAAACTCTACGCCTAAAGCATACGAGTATGTTTCACTCAAGTCGGGTGCTAGAAGATAGAATTGACCCGCACTCCATGCACCGCTACCAGCTCCTACTGCGTCTACAATAGGTGTTGAACTAGGTGTTAAGGCGCGTAGGTCTAAAGTCTTGTAGTTAGGGTGTGTACTCGTACCAATTAAAGATGTAATGCCTAAACCTTGAGACGTAAAGTCTTTTGTATCTATATTGTCAGCAGTTTTTGATATACCAGTTATACTGTTAAACCATTTGTTTTCTTTGTCTAAAAAGTTAATAACCTCAGCCGACTCTAGATCTGTTTTTATTAAGCTAGCATACCAACCTTGTCTAATCATTCGGTCACCACTTGATTTGTAGACTCTAGAGGTGCTGCCTTCGTAATTAAGTGTATCAAAGTTTTTCACCTCATCTACCATGTCATTGAACACGAGTTTGACAGAGCTTTCGTAAGAATTACCGTAGAAAGTGTTTCTACGAGCATTAACGTGGTGCTTCCAAATATCGCCGTTTTTAAAAGTATAGTACTGACTGTTTAAAGAAACGCCTGATTCTGGTAAGAATGACTTGAAACTAGTCCATCCATTAACTTTTTCAGAAAAACTAACGGTGGTACTATCTAATGTTAAGTTATAACAATCCCTACTTTCATCGTAACTACCAACCATCGTGTTAGAGATAGGTAGATTGGATTTAAAGTAACTAATCATGTCTTTATCCGAGATAGTTGTTAAACCATCGTTAGACAGTCTTAAAACAGCTCCTCTATCTCTATCTGTAAAGTAAACTCTATATCCAAAAGCGGCGAATGATTCTGGGTTTCTAGATATACCATACTCACCAACAAATGGTATTGCTTGGCCTAGAACTTTACTGCTCGACGTGACTTGTGAAGTGCCATCAGCGTTAAACAAAGCATCCTTGTTAGCTAACACTTTTAGTATTTTATTTTCACAAAGAGCAACTATGTTAGTATTTCTAGTAAAAAGCTTTTGTATACTACCGTATTCTGGGTTTAGATCTTTAGTTATACTATCCGCTTGTATAAACTGGTTTAATTGATTAATAGAGCTTGTTGAGTTGTATATACCTGAGAATATCATACCACCACCTTTCTTCTCTTCCCTGTAAGTTTCTTCTAGTGTTGTTGAAACTCTAGGACCCTTGTCCATGGTAACAGCGTTGTAGTCATCTCTTATTCTATTAGACTCGACTCCATTTCCAAAAGCAAAACAGTTGTGCCACTTTAATCTATCTGGTTGTAGAAAAATATTAATATCAGTAGAGTAGATATCTGAAACGTTCTGCTCTTCGTTTAGTATATAATCCTTAAAGTATTTTATTCTACCTAGCGCGTCTATCTTAGATATTCTTATTTTTATTCCAGCAGGTAAATCTTGGCCAGCATCATAAACATCATCGCTATACGCTTTCCAAGCTGATCTATTTATCCTTATTTGATTAGGCGCGTTGCACCAAGCAAATTGCTTACCAGTAGATATCGTGGCTGTCGGAATACTTTGATCTCTAGCGATAGTCTTTAGGGAGATTTCTTCTAGTATTATTTCTTTATTGTTAACCGCACCTGGTAGTTCAATGTGGATTTTAACTTTGTTAAGTCCAGCTGCTTGAGATTGACTCGCCACCGTGGCACTGCTATCGTGCGTAAACTCAAAGAAATTTTTCCCTTGTAATAAAACCGGGGTAAGAACAGGTCTGTAAACACCACCACTAGCATCTAATGATCCATCATCATTATAACCAGCCACATAACCCTTCGTTTCAGAAGCGTAAGTACCCAGGTTAGTGTTGTTATCAACCGACTGCACGTCAATAAGCACTTGATATGTTTGCCCATGTACCAATGTGATTAAATCGGAGCTCATGAATGGGTAATCGCTAGCTGTAGTATCCCTAACAAGCTTTATGGTACTAGCTGTTAAATCATGTGTAAGGGTAAAACCAGTACTAGTATTCAAACCAAAGCCCACAACGCTGTTAGCTCCATCACCATCGGTAAAGTCGCCATTGTTAACTTCTTCGCCACCTAGAACCAAGGCGTATGGTAAGGCTGGTTGCCCACCGGGTTGATATATAGTATCAACATCAGCAGCTGTGATATAGTTACCACCAGCACCGTAATCATTAACGGAAGCGGTATTAAGCGCCTCAACAACCATTTCATTTTCAAGTACCATGCCCACTGAAGGCGTTTCGTAATACAAGTTTAAATCTGCTCTCTCTTTCGGTTCTATTTCAAAAACAGCTGGATTAAAGCTAGTATAAGTAGATTCACTAGGCCTTTTTTCTAAAATCTGTATTTGCGAGTGTGTGCCCGCGGTACCTTCTTTAAACGGAACAATCGCCTCATGTAAACCATCGCTATTGTATCCGAACCCAGACACTATAGTTGAAGTTGGACTCCATACTATTGCTTTATCTAGTTGCAAATCTATTCTATAACCAAAGTTATGACCACCTTTACTTAAGTACTTGCCGTCAAGCTCGCCATACCTATCGCCATTCCAATGTTGAGCGTCAAACGTTTTTACTCTGTTGGAATTCATAACTTTTTTAATAGTGTAGATAGTGTTACTGGGATCGTCTTGCCATCTAAACGCCGTGCCACTTATAGTAAGTTGCTGTAGTAACCTGTAGTTGTCAAACCATTGTGATGATAATTCATCCTCAGCGCCATCACTCCATGTGTTTGTATCAGTATTAGAGCCAGCGGTCGCGACGCCAGTTAAATCGATAGTAGCATCGTCACCAAGATCTACTTCTCCTATACCCTGAAATATAAAGCTGCAATAGTCATTACCAGCTATAAAACCTTGTCCAACATTAGAATTAGTATCCGTGACAGATTGACCCTGATGGCCTAAAAAACTGGAGGACCAGTTCCAAATAAACGCGCTTAATATTGAAAACCTTTGTGGCATTGTTGAAGTGGTATACGCTGTCGTACCATCAGTTGACAACCAATCCGCTTCGTGAACCGCTCCCGCCCAGGTAGTTATGTATGGGTTGTCAGCATTACCAATCGCGACAGAATTAGAGGTTGCAGCTCCATGATCAACTGTATCGTCATTTGATGCTGGGAATCTAGTAACTCCAACACCGTTGTAGTTCCCCGAAGTATTAGTTGAGCTCCACTTACCAACCGACCATGAGAAGTTAGTTCTATCTCTTAACCAAACATCTGTGTCTAATCCCCTATCGTCTCGATCATTTTTAGTGGAGTCACTTTCGTAAGCATGTGCCCAAAAAGTGTCTTGAGCATTAACTATGTTGTGACCTGTATCTTCTAGCCTTTGTTTTGACCCAACAAACCTGTCAAAATTAGTGTCTTTAACTATTTTAATAAAGAATTTACCCTCAAAAGTGTTGTCGTTTTCATTTGTCTCTTCCCTGTAGTACTCTAAAAATAGTTTTCTACTGGCTTTATACTCATCACCAATAAAACTAGCATCAAAACCTAAGGGCTTGACTAAAGTAAACTCATAAAAATCTTCTTCACCTTCAAATTCAGCAATTCCATCATCATCCTCACCCTCGTTGTTAGCTCTAGCTATGTGCAATATCTCATAGTAGTTAGAGAAAAGACTAGGCCTACCACCTATCTCTTGACCTATTCTAACATATCTACCGGTTTGGTCGTCAATAACAGCTTCTTTAAAAGCTTTGTTAGAGTCAGAGTGTACTATTGAACCTTTTATTCTAAACGTAAGTTTATCTCTTTGTGGGTAACCAGCAGCTGTACCGCCATAACTAGATAGAGAAGCAAACTCTAAACCCTTGCCATCCAAGTTAAATATTCTACCACCCACTGCTTCCCTAGTAACTTTAATAAAGCTTGGTGCGTTTGCTTTTCTAGCTAAAACTTTATATTTAATCGTTTTGGATGGAATTACAGCCGCGTCACTGTTATGTTGTTTTTTTAATATTATGTAATCTTCTTCTTTGACTTTGTTATAATCACTAGAAGGGAAAGACAACCAAACGTGGCTACTCTCTTCTGCTTGCCAAAACCTATCTAAAGATATATTGTAATAACTTGTAGCTGAATCCTTCACGTAATACTTATAATGCGTAACCCAATCTGGAGGGAAGTTTTCTAGAGCTGCTGTTATGGTGTTTGCAGTTGCTGATTGTTTATGAGGAACGCTAAGCAAGGCATTGTCGTTTGAAAACACCGGAGATTGTCTACCAAAAGCATCTAAATAAGAAACTCCAACTTGATAGTCTCTAATAGATTTAATTGATCTACTAACCTGGTTAGATGCCGTTATAAAACTAGATGACAAAGTTGTTGAGATAACAGGCTCATCTGAAGGTGTTATGTCATACTGCTGGGTATAGTTACCGAAAATTAACCTGTTCGCACTGACCTCTTGGGCTCTAGCTTTTCTAGGGATATTATCGTAAGGTCTTAGTATCTGCTTGCTTTCAACCAACCCATGAAACTTTTCCTTGTTAACCTCGTATTTATTAAAGTTCTCAACCTCAGAACCGCTTATAGTCGTTAAAGTATAGATATTATTGCTATTAGACTCTTTATATAATATGTCTATTGCTACAACGCCACTAGGTGTGGTATCAAAATTACTAAGTATAACTCGTCTAGCGGTGTTTTCCATAGCTAAATTATACCCTTCAATCGCGTCATATTTGTATTCGTTATCTGGTAGAAAAGCAACCTCTGTAAAAGCTGAAATAGCAGAGTATTCTCCATCCTCATACTTCCATCTATAAGCAAATCTAGGGAAAACTCGTTGAAATATAGGGTCTTCTCCCACTAATTCGCATTCCCAATTTCTATGCTGCGCTATTGGTAGTTGCGCTAGGTTGGAATCAATTGTATCAATCTCAACTTTAAACATTTTTCTTTGATCGTTAGAACCATGATTACCCCAATCGAAATGATTTACCGTCACTGGGTGTATTTTAATATCATCAATTCTACCTTCAAAACCAGGCCCAAAAGCCAGATCAAATTGGTTAACAGTTCCTTTTTGTTGCCAACACACTTCATGTGTCCCAACCTCTAAGTCCAACTCAATGTGAGAATCCATAGCTGAATCCCAAGTGGTGTAGTAATTACTGTGGTTGAACAGCCTGATATGACAACCCTTAGCTCCAACCGCATCATCATAATCACCAGTACCACCGTCTTGGTCGACATAGTTAGTCTCTGCAATTCTGTACCTCATGTTGTAATACTCACCATGAACCAACTCAAATACGCTGGCACCATTTTGAAAAGTACCACCATCTGATCTCGCCCCCGTGCTGCTTCTAGGATAAGATATAACCTGAGAGCAGTTACCTAAGGTAACTATACAACCCCCAGGACTACCACCCCAAGAAACTCTGTTTACATTGTTATTCGTCAGCACTCTTAAAAAAGCTACACCAGCACTTTCAACAAAACGAGTAGCTGTAGCATCGTCCATGGTAACAAGGTTTACGCCAGGGGCTTTAATAGTACCACCATTAGCTCCCCATGCATTGTTTATTGTTTTATCCCAAGTTATTGTCTGTGAAATGTCTGTATAATTTGCTACGTCCCCACTACCTGATGCTGCGAGCACTCTAGTAAGACACGCTGACTGGTAGGCATCTTTTGTTTCCAGCCTTACATACAAACCGGCCTCTCCCGTTACTTGCTGCTTGTATCGCATTTTGACCTGGTACTGACCTAAATCCTCAAAAAACATTTTTGGATGATCTTTAGCGGTAGCATAAACCTGTGGCCAACCATTTCCAGTGCCAGGTGATGGGTTGAGGTATTCTATTGTACCACTACCAGCAGTGCTGTGAATCCATCCATTAGAGTTATTATAATTTAGAATCCAGTTCCCAGTTGTAGGGTGTAGTGATTTGCTGAAATCCTCTACTCTTGTAAAGTCGCCAGGAGAGTATTGAAATGGGAAAGTAGCGTCGCTTGGGGTCTCAGCGTGGTAGTCAAATATGTTTAAACTAGTAGTCCAATCAGCGCTGTTACCACTATTTGAGTTAAGCGTATCAGCCCCAACCTCCAGAGCCACATAAGTATCATTATTATCAAAATCAGAATCATCAACCATGTCGGATATGGTTTCTACCACGTCACTCCAGGACCGCGGCATGAATACAGCGTTATTAGCAGCATTAACATTATAGTCAGCACCACTATTATTAGCCCAACGCTTGCCCTTATTAGATCCGTTGACGATTTCTTCTATAAGTTTTACAGTTACATTTATATCATCGCCATTAGGGGCTTTTGACGTGTTTGTCATTTTTATTAAGTCTCCTACTTCATAATCTGGTTTTGGAGAAAAAACTATAGGTTGTATATGTACAGGGTTAGATATCTTGTGTGCGCATTGTATAGATAATACTTCAACTTCTACATTGTCTCTCTTGTAAAACGAAATTTCTCCAGATTGTTCTGCCCCAAAGTGCTTTGTTAAAGTATAAGTCTGGCCTTCCACTAAATTCTGGGCTGTGTGGTATAAGGACGACCCGAGTTTTTTGTTTGTTACAGCGGTACGATCGGAAATGCCAAAAGGGGATCTATTAGGTTCCGCATTTCCTAGAGAAAGCATCTTGTATCTAACTACCACATAATAATTTGTGTTATTAACAATCCCTCCAACAACTGTATGTAGATATTGAAAACCACAATCAGTTCCATAAGTATCAGCTTCCTTTGGTACCTCTAACGGTAACAAGTTACCGTTTGTATTGTAGACGTGATTAGTTGTATCACTACTCGAGCTTCTATCTCCAGGGGTTACGTATGGAACAGAAATTAACTTACCATCAACAACTTCCCAACCGCCACCAAAGTCGTTTGAAAAATTATTTTTCTTGTCCGTAAAGTTAGCTACTAAAGGCTGTTCTTCCATAAACTCACTACCATCGTCTAAAAGCATTACACCATCGGCATCAGTATTTTTGTCATGATTTGTTCCTGGTGGTTTAACCCTGACTTCTCCATTAGAATCTTTGTATGTCCAAAATGAGTGGTTATTATTCCATTCCCAATAACCAATAACTATTCTATCACCCTTTTTCCATTGTGTTCCAGCGTCTGCACCCCAATTACCCGCGGAAGCGGTCTTGCCTATCCAGATTCGACCTGCTATAAGATCAAGAGCATATACGCCACTGCTAAACCCCTTAGCGTTACCAGTGCTATCAACGCGCCAGACGTGGAAGCTATAATTATTGTTAAGTCCCGCCCAGCTTCTCCAAGCCCTTACATAGTAATCGTCGGCATTCGTAAACTCGTTGCTTGTTATCGGATTGTTTTTGTTGCCCCTAAGAACGCTAAACGGGTTTAATGGATCTTCAAAAACCGCTTGGTGCACTTGACTTCCATTGTTAGCCGTACCAATGCTGTTCCAATACTCAAACCCCCCAACATCTACCTGGGTATAAGGTAGATTTGAGTTTGCCATTTCATAATCTTTGTTTTTTTGAGGAACTACATCTTTTTGGCAGTATAAATGAATATAGTTTTGATACATCACTTCGTCTCCACTACCATCAGCAAAACCATGCATTACTGTGCCATTGTAAGTTGTGTTTAATGGCGTGAAACAACTTGTTTTAATAACAGATCCTACGGGTTTAACGGTGTTTATAACCTGCATCCCAGGAGCGCTTAGTGGATATCTTTTTATTAACGTTATGTCCTCCTCTTTAATACTTTTAGTATATTGACCAGAGTTATTTTTAATTTTTGTTGTTCTATTAAAATCAAAAGCTACTTCTTTAACCGAAACATTGTCAAAAGTCAATCCTACATTAACACCAGCATTGACTTCGTTTTGTAAGTAAAAGCGACTAGGAGTACCCCCATAGTCAGGTTTTGAATGAAAATCGTCGCCATCCACACCCACGGTAAAAGTCCACTTGTGAGTACCTACGCTAGTAGCCCATTTCTCAGATCTTGCTTTTGTCCAACCACCCTTATCATCAAAAACTACTGGACCTATAGCGCCAGAGGAAAATGTACCACCTAAATCAACACTAATTTCATAAGTTTTACCTCGCTTTATAGGTACGTTATTTTGTTTGATTTTTTGGTATATTGGTAATAAATCCTTGGTGGCCATGACCCCTGAGTTTATCTCTAAGTAATTTCCATTAAATGCCCAAGAAGTAGGTACTACGCTAATACTAAAGTTCCCGTTTATTAGAAGCTCATCACCTAAAAATGAGGTTGAGCCAAAGTTAGAAACCCCATATGACCCAGCTTTACATTTATCTATATTTATTTTTTTAGGTTCGTTAACACCATCTGTCCAAAGTAACATTCCGTCTAACACATTGATACCAGTGATAGTGTCCACTGTGCCAAAATTTAAGAACCTACCAACCTGCCTAACTATAACATTATCTATTTCAAAGTGATCATTAGTGGAGGTTGAAAGAATAGAACTTTGGTACAACCAAAGCTTGGTGCTTCTAGAGGCAACATCACCTTGTGTCCATCTAACTGTTCTTGTTCCACTATTTTCTGAGTCTAACCTAATATTTTTATTCACACCGTGGTTTGCTAGCAAGAAGTCGGCAGAAAATACTCCAGAGTTTCCAGTTACGGTTATATCATACTGTATTTCGTATTCAGAGCCCTCGATTAGGTTGATTTCATCTATAAACAACCTCAAGTAACCAGCTTTACCTTTAACAGCTATAGCTTTCCCACCAACCACATTCCAACTAGAACCCTCTACGTTATTTGCACTAGGTGTTCCACTGCTCCAGCCATTACCAGGATAATCAATGTTGTTAATATCACTGGATGCCAGGTTGACATCAGCGTTATCAAAGGTTTGCACGTAAGTGTCTGTCATGCCAAAGTCTACTAACACGGGAGATACTAGCCTAGATTTTAAATCATACTCAACAATGGCATCTACTTCGCTACCATTTATAAACCAATAAATCTTTTCATTCCTAGTGTCAGTTACAGATCCAACAACCCTAGCATCCGCTATCACTTCTGTCAAGTTAGATTGCGCTGTGTTACCCCAAGTGTTTTGCAACGTACCTACATCATCACCAGCCGACGTAGAGACCTCAACATTTAAAGCATCTCTATATTCATTTTTAGGTATAAGTCTTTCATCAAGATCTTTATTCATCTTACCCCCTAAGAAAGTGTTTTTAATTTCTGGCATTTTTTAGTGTTTAATCCATTTAGACATACCCCTAAGCGTCTGTGTAATTTCTTCTATCTTGATGTTTGACAATCTTATTTTAGCTCTTCTTGTTTCAACTTGTTTATCCCTCTTAAGTCTCATTATAACATTGTCAGGTATACCAACTCTAGTTGATAGTATGCTATACGCTATCCACTTGTACATTGCTTCTTCAGCAAACTTATGCACTTGCATTTCACCATCAGTACCTAGGCTATCGCTAATATATTTTAGTATAATAGTTTTGCCTTTTATGTTTGAGCTAAAGTGTATTTTACCGGTATTATCGTCAATAAAAAATGAACCGTTAGTTTGCGCATGAGCGGGATCTATACCGTATCTTTGACCCATAGCGGTAACGTAGTAGTCATCATCATAGTCAAGCTCGTTTTCAGCTGGAACTGTGGAGTTGTAGTTTGCATTCGTTGTTGATAGCGCTGGTAAATGGTATAAGTCATTTCCAGTAAAAGTGTAATCACCATTAGCGTCTTGACCAACATCGGTTGGGTTTGAAGTTTTAATTGCCGGGTACAACACATGTTCTATACCAGCTCCATCAACCCACGTTAACTTAATATAATTAACATAGTCTTGCGGCAATAACATTGTTAAACTAGAAGGCACCACTATCTCTTGAGATTTCGTAGATTTAAAAGTATCGAATGATAGCTCTTGAAGAGATCTTTGTGCGTGAAAAGCCACGGTAGAAGTTTTAACTTTAGGTATTAAATTGTCTTCACCGGTATAAGCAAATATAAAGTTATTAATAATGTCGTTTAAAGAAGTAAATTGATACCCGCCATGGGCATTTCCTTGGTAATATTGTTTTTGTCCTTGACCGTCTAGTAATCCCATTTGTTATTTTCTTTTTGATTCTGCTTGTTGTGCCACTTGCATTAATTCAGGGTTTTTTATAACTATACCAGCAAGGGCTAATATTTTTATAACCAAAGTGTTTTCTTCTGATTGGTGTAGCTCAAAGTCAATTGACGATGCGCTATTGTAAAGTGCAACGCTATTTATTTCTGTATAACCCCAGGAAACGGGGTTTGGTCTTCTAATATAATTACATTTAATATCATCAGAAGCGAAAGTCAAAGTAACATCCACTTGGGTTCCTGCTGCTGCTTGTGATAGTACTAAAGCTCCAGTGGAAGAATCTATACTAACAACAGTTGTGTTTTCTGGTATACCCGAACCAGTAACCGTTTGCCCTTCTTCAATAAAATCAATATTACCACCAACATCTACAGCGGCTGTAGTGTCATTGTCAGTGTCTCCATTTTGCGTAAAGAAAAGAGCCACTTGGTTTGCTGGGTCAGCGTCGTGTGGGTATATAGTTATAAGTTGCCCATTAAGATCAAAATCACGCCTAACAAAAACAGGCCTGTCTTGTGTGTATTTTGCCAAGGGGGATCTAGCTTGTTGTACCAGCTCTTTCTCAGTAATCTCTTCTATTATTTTTGTCCCAGGATAAGCAGTACTACCAAGCCACTTAACCTCACCTAGTCTATATAGGTCGGATGGTAAATAGTGATTAAATTGACTTGTGACAGTTACAAGCTCGGATCTTTTTTCAAACGGTTGGATCTTTTCCAACGTTATCTTTTTTATATCGTTGTATTCAGTGTTGTTTTTTTGCCCAAACTCAATACCAGCTAGTTTAAAGAAGTAATCTTCAAATATGTCAAACTGAACTTGGTTGGCTAATAAATTAAATTGCTGAGGATTAATATGCCCTCTCTGCTCTTTGTTAGCGAGATTTAAAACTCTTTGATATACTGTATCTATATTTATTGCCATAATTTTTTTATTATAATAAAGTAACCACCCCGAAGAGTGGCTACTTCATTAAGGTTGTTACGAATTTAATCGTTTTTCAATATTGGAGTAAATCTCCATTCCTTCGTCAGTCTTAAACCAAGCGGCTAAAGCTGAGTAAGGATGCTCATCAAATGGTACGTTCATTAACTTTCTACCATTGCTAGTCCAAGAAAATGTTCTTTGGTCAGAGGATATGTTTATGATATTCATTTCAACTGCTCTAATACCAAAATTCCTAAGAACAACGTTATCGTCATTCGCTAGTTCTAAGAATAGATCTGGGTTTTTCTTAGCATATATAAGTAGATCTCTTCTAAGCTCCTTAGAACTCATCTGAGTAACTCTAGACCCTAACTCAACACGCATAATAGCTTCTGCCATATCTACATCCATGTTGTAAGCAGCGTTCAACGCTTCAATCTCTAGTTCTATAACATCTAATTGATCAGCTGCGACTGCTTGTTGGTCTCTCTCGCCATACAGTATTCCTTTTTGTGGGTGGTACAGTGACAGTAATTTTTGTAAGACCGTTTTTTCCTTAGGTACATATAAACCTCCATTTCTAAAAATAATATGATCTAGCCTTTGATCACCTTTCATCTCATCAACAAAAGTTGTTTTTTGATTCTTAGTGTACTTTAGTTCTCTTTCATAACCCTTATCTTCGTCGAAGTAGTATATGTCAGCAGCTTTTATAATGTGACATAATGGTGCTTTGCCTCCTGTTAAAAAATACTGTCTATCTTTAATTACCCAATCTTGTTCTGCCTTTGGGCTTTTGTTTTCTATTTTTGTTTCATCAACATGCTCTATCGTTTCGTTAGAACTGTCTTCGAATTTTATCTTGTCTTTTGCCATAATAATATAATATAATATAAGTTAGTAAAAATAAAAGGACCGAGGCCGAAGCCCCGGTTCTTTTAAAAATTGATTAGTTTAACATCATGAAGTTATTAGCTCCTTGTACAATTAAACATCTTTCTGATAAATAATGAACCATCATTTTATCAATGTCAGTAGTTTCAGCGCCAACAGAACCAGTAGTCCATGTTTTAAACTTTCTACTTTCCATTTGTGAAGCTCTGTAACGGATATGCAAGAATGGTCTCTTAAGATTTTTCCCTAACACCTCGTCATAAACAGAAGTTACACCCGCTGGAATCATAACACCTCTAACAGCGTTAACAGTATCCCTTGCGTTGATAGCACCTCTTGTACCAGCATCGTTTAAATATTTCCAGTCAGACTTGTAGAAATCGTAAGATCCACGTCTAAATCCAGAGAAACCTAAGTTTAATGCCATATCTTCGTTGTTGTTGAATACTCCGTAAGAAGTACCTCCAGCGCCGTAAGAGTTCATAGAAGCTAGCATGTCATCCATCGCAAGAGAAGTTCCTCTATTAACGAACATCATATTTTCTTCAATAGCACCTTGCTTATCAAACTCAGTTAAGATAGCGTCAAATTCAGCTAAATCAGTAGCAGCATTGATACCAGTAATACCAGACGACTTGTTACCTCTATCTTCGATAGCAGCAAACAAACCTTCAGTACCATGGATTCCAACCGCATTGTTAGCCGCTCCTTGAACGATAGAAGCTTCTTTAGCTCTTTGTCCCTCAACCATAGTCATCTCTAAGTGATCAGTAAAACGAGCTCTAGTATCACCTTCAGCTTTTAAATACCATAAGTATCCGTTTTGTCCTTCCTCACCTGTAACCTCAACCCATCCAATCGCAGATGTATCAGATCCTGAAACTTGGTACATATCCTTGATAATAACTGGTTTGTTACTGTAAGATTTGAAAGAAGGTTCGTTAGCTGTAGTTTGACCAGCTTTACCTTTAGCATACTCAGAACCAAAAACCATCATAGTTATAAGATCAGCATCTCCAAAACCTGCGTTGTCTAAATGCTCAAAGTCATAAGGTGCAACTGTAATAAAGTCTGTTAACCCAGAATTTTGAGCACCACCTGTATCAGAATTGATTTGAGAAACAAATCCTCTAACTGTTTTCCCAGCTGATGAAGCTAATAATACTAAGTCGTTAAGTCTAACGCCGTGAGCAGTACCAACATCCTGTCCATCAACGTCAAAATCTAACTGAATTGTACTAACATTAGCCGTACCAACTGTACCTGTAAATGTTAAGTGTAATCTACCTTGTTCTGACCAAACTACTTGGTCTGAGGACATTGCCTCTTCTGCACCTACCTGAGCTAAGAATCCTGAAACTGTTCTTTTTCCAAAGACTTCAGCTTCTTTCTCCATTAAATCCGGTAAGTATTGTTGTGCCCAACCGTCAGCTCCTGAGCCGTCAGTTGTTGTAAAATCAAGATAATTTGTAGATAACGTCGCTTGTCTTGAAGACGGCGTTATGTTTAAATTACCTCCTGGTGTAATTGCCATAATTTTGTTTTTTTAAATTGTTATTTGTTGTTTTTAATTTTCCATTTAAAACTAGCAGAATCACTACCCAACACTTTAAAACTTGGACCACCAGTAGTTTCCGCCTCCCCGTGTGACTGGCGAGGGTTCATACTAATGTTCTTAGATTTGGTGACGCTGTTTTTTAAGCCATCAGCCTTACCTTGTTCATAAAAGTGTCTTGCGATAACGTCAGGGTTCATAGCGGTGAATAGAGATTTGTGATATCCAGCAGCGTCCTCTAATTTCCCTGTTTTTTCGTTAAGAAACTTTCTTACGAAATTACTTGGGTTAGCGTTACTTTCTTTTATCTCATTAGCGTTGTTAACATTAAACCTAAATCTTTTGTCTCCGATTTTATATTCAAAACCTTTGAATTCTTCCCCAAAAAACTCTTCAGTTTTATTGCTGTAATTACTAGCTAAAACCTCGCTCTTGTCCTTGTTCTCCTGCGTAGTCTGTTTGTACCTATCAAAAAAGTTTACCGCTTTCTGTTGCTCTTCAGTGAGCCTCGATCCAGCTTTGATCTCGTGATAGTACTTGGACTTTAGCCCGTCCAGGTGGCTTTTAGCGTTGGCAACTTGCTCTTTTAACGCTAATTTTTTTCTTTTAACATCTCTCTCTTCGTCTACTTCTTCGTCGAAAGAGAATTGATCTTCCATAAGGAAGTTAATTTCTTCATCGTTAAGATGTGTTTTTGTAGCCTTATAGTATTCTTTTAATAAAGAGTTATCGTCTAACTTACTATAGTCTTGAGTCAACTTAACATAGTCAACTAGATCACCTCCAGTTTCCTCCATAAAGTTAACTAACCTCTGAATGTTCTCGGGCAATGGTTTCCCCGTTTGTTCAGATTGAACTACTGCATCTTCAACCTTGTCAGCCAAAATGTCTGCCTTTCTTTCCTCCTCTTCTGTGACTTCTTCTACAACTGGAGTTTCTTGTGTTTCAGCTTTCGGTTGTACTTCTTCTTGTTCTTGTGTGGCGTTGGCATCTTCAGTGCCTGCAACCACTCCGCTGTCGTCAGCGTTACCTTCTTTAGTTTCATCTTCTTTTGGTTCTGTTGGTTTTCGTAAGTCAACCTTTGTTACTGTTGGCTCTGAGCTGTCTCTTACTTTAAATTTTTGCTTGTCAACTTTAGTGACGTTTTCATCGCCAGAGTCTTGTTGGTTGGTTTTTTCCTCAACCGGTTTTTGAGTAGTCTCGTCGACTATCTCCTCTATTTTGTTTTCTTCCATGATATAATATAATAATAATTAATAATTTTACAATTTGAATGCTCCACCTAGTATATCATTACTTGATTGCTCAAAGTTTTTAGGTGGTTTGTTGTTATTTCTTTGGTCAATAAGCTCACTTTGTTGCGATGCTTGCATTTTTGTTCTACCATCTTTACGATCGTCTTTTTGTACTTCCTTTCCCTTAGCTCCATCAACCTCTAGTTGCTTCAACTGCATCTGCAAAGTAAACTCATGATCCATTAGTTGTTTTGCTAATTGAAACTCGTGTTCTTTTGTCTTGCTAAGTATCTCGGCTTTAGCGGTCTCCAACTGTACGTCAGACTGAACTTTAGCTTGTTGTTTTTGAATTTCCATTTGAGCCGCGGCTTGTTGTGATTCAGTGTTTGACTTAGATTGAGCCGCCATGTTTTCTTGCTGAGTTTGTTGATCTTTAGCCGCCTTCTTTTTTCTACGTATTTTTAGAAGTTGATTTGCTAGTTTGATATTTTTAATCTCCCTAAGATCTATAGCGTCCTCTAGTTCTATTATTTGCTGCTGCAACGCCATTTGGATGTTGTTCTCTAGCTTAGATCTTTCCTCATCATCTGGTTGTAGGGCTAAAAATATACCGAAATCATATAAGTGTAACTGACCCATTTCTTTTAAGGTAGCAACGTTATGCGCTCCAATGGATTGTATGAAAGCATCTTTTGTTGGAGAGTACTCTATAATATCAGATATTCTAAGAGACAAACACTCTGCAACTTGCGATGTTAAAAACAAGCCGGACTGTAGTATATGTCTAGTTGCTGTATTTGAATTTGCTGCGGCTAGTTTTTGTAAACCAACTAAAGAGCTAGGATCTGGAGAATCAGCCCTAGCTTCATTAAGCCCAGTTACGTCCCTTATCATTTGCATATAATAGTTGTAGTTACCTATTAGTGATTGTATCTTTTGACCACCACCATTTGTAGTGATCTCTTGTATAGGCACTCTACCAGCGTTTTGATCGCCTTCAGCTGTTAAAGATCTACCAATAACAGAACCAGTTTGGAAATACATGTTTAAAGCTTCTTGCGGATTATAGTTTGTTCCATTACCTAGGTCAATCTCTGCTAATCCATCTGCATCTAAATAAACACCATCAGGTATCATCCTAGATAGTATTTGTTGTATTTTTAAGTGGGTTAGTTGTATCATGTCTGCAAAGCCAGTGATACGCCTTACTGTTGATTCGATTCTGCCCTCGTACATTCTTGGTGCTACAATCGAATAGTTCATTTTTACTTTAGTAAAATTGCTTTTAGGTCTAACCATGTTTTTAGCCATTTCCCACTTAAGCAACTTGTTTGAGCCTAGTATGTAAGCACCTTCGTACAGGGTTTCTATAGATCTCATTAACTTGCTAAAACCACCTTCCATTCCTTCTGGTGGATTAAACTGATCGTCTTTTTCTAAAGCTTTTTCCCCACCACTAGTACTTTCTTTTACCTTGTACACCTCGTTCATGTAAGTCTTATAGTTGAAATACAAAACCTTTATTTTGTTACCATCATTAGTTGAGCCACCACTATACCTAGCACTGTTGTTGCTACCGGTTTTAACTATCTCCTCTAGGTCCTCGTGTTTTAAGTGTGGAAATTGTTTAGCTAACTCATTCATAGGGATTTCTTTCACTTCTCCAACGTAGTATATATCGTCAAAATAAGGTGAATCCGTGTGAGAGTAAACTAAATTAGCTGGATCAACATAATCAATAACAACTCCTTCAGATGTATTAAAAGTTGTTTTAACAGCACCAATACCAAGCACTGTTAAATCGTAGTAAAATCTTCTTCTTATTAACTCGTAGTCATTACCCTCAAACAAAGTGTTTAAAGCTTGCTCTTCCGCTATCTCAACAGCTTGCTTATAGTTTAGTTGCATATGTAGTTCCAACTCCTCTTTACTATCTGGTAGGTCTTCATCCTCAGGTGTTTTTGAGAGATCAAATCCAAAGCTCTGCTTTATCTCGGCATGATACTCTTTTAAACGCATATCCCTTAGAATATCCTCCATGTGTTTTGTTCTCTTATTTACTCCAAATGGATCTTGAGAAAACGCTTTTATATCATAAGCTCTTTCAGCCATACCGTTAACAACGATATCAACAAACTTAGGTATAATTGGAACTGGCTTCCAGTCTAAATTTAAATAGGACAAATCACCGTTTATAGATAACTCATCCTTATATTTTTGAATAGACTGTTCGCCTCTAGCATATAATCTTAACTTGTGAAAATCATTTTTATTAGCTACATACTTATTTCTATTGTTGTCTTTCTTAAACCACTCTGCTTCTATAGCTTTTGCTACCTTCGTGCCATAATCATGACTCATTTTTTCAGCGTCACTTACTACTTGACTGGGAAAATAACTGTTAACAGGTTGTGCCATATTTATTTTTTAATTTGTGATGTATTACCTTTATTGTTGTAAGTGGCAATACTTATGTTTAACTTTGGTTTTTCTACTACAGCGTTTGGCCTGTACAAATGCCTGTTGCAAGCCATAACCGCCAATCCAGAACTTATCGTAGCATCAAACTTAGTTCGTTTGTTTATATCAAACTTAGCCCAATCGTTAAGTGTTTCGTTAAAATGCATGTTACCTATGCTGCCATCTTGCTTTAAACCAACGTGCTCTTGAATATACATTTCAATAGCAGCAGCATGAGCTTGTTTTATATCTTCACTTGAGTTAGGTATTCCACCTATCTCTTTTTCTGCTACAGATAATTTGTTCCATATTTTATCAGGTCGATTCATGCTAAACCCTCTGTATCCTCTACGCCTTAAATAGTACAGTAGACGAGGTTTATTGTTCTCGCATAGTAAAGGCATCCCATAAAATATTAAAGCCATTAGAACATCTTCAAAGAAGATGTCGGCTGTTGGAGGTCTTGCTACGTATTCTAGGAAAAACTGATTAGCAGGGGCCTCGTCCATACTAAACTTTGTTAATCCGTGTAAAGCTCCTTTAGATCCCTTGCCATCCACGGTGCCTGATATATCATAACTGTCACAACCAAAAGCCCCTAGGTGATCGTTAGAAGGGTATTTAATACCGTTTTTAATATGAAATCTATTTTGCATATTAACAGGTGGTACCCAACTAACCTTGAACCTACCTTTTTGATCAGGATAAAATATAACTTGAGAATCTTTAATCCCGTTCACCCATTGAAAATTACCTCTAGTAACACCTATGGTTCTAGACATCTCTTCATTGTAATCTATTTGCTCGTATAGTTTAACAAGGTTAAATATACTGTTTAGCGCCTCGTCTCTAAATGCATGCTCAGTGGTTCTAGGAAACTGACGGTAAAACTCATTTAAAGCATCGTGATCACCTTTTAACCCATCTGCTTCATTTTGCCAGTTATCTATTACACCTACGTCTATTAACTCTCCGTCTGGTCCGAGAACATTCCTATCAGGAGTAGTAAAGACAGGAACTCCGTGCTCGTCAATAAATCCTTCATAGTTCCATTCCATTGGGATAAACAAAGAGTATAAGCCAGATTTTGTTTGACCATTTCTATTTCTTTTGGTGACGTCGCTTGCATTGTATAATTTTTTAAAATTTTCTCCTCCCTTATCTAGAGCATTTGAAGTTGATCCCATCATACACTTACCAACTATTCTACTACCTAGTCTCAAGCATGTCTTTGTAACCCTCCAGTTGTTTAGGATGTTATCGGGTCTTTCCCATTTACCACTCTCATCGTGTACTAGAAGCGATAGTTTCTCACCATCATAACTATTGTCTCCTGTGTTCTTCCAATCTATAGTTGTATCTAATCCCTCTAGCTCCTCTAACTTCTCGTTAGCTGTAATCTTTTTCCTAGTAAACCTGCTTGAAGGAACCCTGTACGCCAGCTCCGTCTTTGGTCTATCCATACCATCTTGAATTGGTTTAAAGAAAAACGGATAGTTTATACTAATTGGAACTACTTTGTCAGTAAACATTTTTTTAGCGTCAGCCCCTGATTTAGATAGTATTCCATATCTACTATCACCTGCAAGAGTGGCTAAGTTAACTGTTTCAGCAGAAGACATAAAAGAAAATCCAGATCTTCTATTTTTAAGGTAACATATACCGTAACATCTTTTGTCTGCCTTGCAAGCCTCCCAAAAAATATAAAATAATCTATTTGCTTCTCTAAAATCTGGTGCACCTACATCAATCTTGCTCCATTGTAAGTACATGTAATGAGTACCTGTTATCCAGGTTGACTTGCCATTGTTTGTAAACCAAAATCCTTCTTCTCTTCTTTTAAATTCTTCATCTATATAGTCGTACCATTGTTCTTTTTGGTCTTCTGGATAAGCACGCCAATCAAAGATGTTGTTTAAGCGCTCCAATTCTTTAGGCTGCTCAAACTTAACCCATTTATCTTTCGTGTTGCTATACACACTCTTAGGCACTTTAGGTAGAGCTATTATAAGGTTTTGGATTTCTAATATTTCTCCTATCTGGCCGTTGTGAGAAAGAACAATAATGTCATGCTCTTTGTCATAACCATACTTCCACTTCTTACCCTTGTTCATCCGGCTTATGGTGGTTTTCTTTATTGGCTCGACAGTCTTAACTAAGCTTTGTTCGTATATCATTTAGACCTACCCTCTGCAAATCCTTTAAAAGTTTTTTCCTTAACCTCTTCTGGTGACTTACCGTCTAGTAGGTTGGCTTCTTCCTGGATTCTGTTTAATATCTCAAAAGCATCGAATATGGCTAGCTTTTTAGTTGCAGCTGCATTCTTTAATTTATCTGCCGTTAGATCGTCGTTTGAATCTACTATTTCTTCTCTAGCTACCTTGATTAGCTCTTCAACTGCTTTGTGCCCAGCTAGGATTATGTGTCTCTTCGTTTCCTTGATGTTCATATTTGATTGTAATAAAATTAGATAAAACTCTATATAGTCTCTCGCCGTCAACGATAAACTCGTATTCACTACTTGGCCTAAAACCAACTAGATCACCCACTTCAACTGTGCCATCGGAGTATTTGACTACACCTTGTAGGGGTTTTTCTGATTCAACGTTAAATTGATCAGTTGTTTTTAATGGAGCTACAAAGCAGTATCCCTTAGGGCAAATCCAATCTTTGTTTCTTTTGTATAAAAAAATCTGATCCGCACCTATAAAGTAAGTTGATTCGTTAAAATAGCTCCTACTGTTTTTTTCATCACCTCTAACATCGTGCATTCTTCTAAAAACATTATGGTGAACTAAAACGGTATCACCAGCTCTCACCTCCGCGTGTCCCACTATTGGAGTAGATACCACTGTGGCTTCTCTATTAACGTACTGGTGATTTTTAATCTCAGTGTTTAATATAAGCTCTCCACCATCTAGCTTCTTAGTGTTATTGTATCTTTCTCCTTTTGGTGTTACAACAAAGTCGTAAACACTTTTCATTAGTACTGTAAGTTATACTCTACAGAGACAGCCATGTTTTTATTAAAGTCTTTCCAAGGCAGAACATCTTTACCTTTTTTAATATAAACAGAAAACTTATCGTTTTCCTCTAGGATATCACATATAGTATGACCACCATACACTTCTTGCCCCACGGCATAGTGCATGGCGTCATTCTTGTAATCTTTACCGATACTAATCTTTCTTATCAGCTTCGCCATCTTCCTTGTAGTTTATTGTTCCGTTATTAATATTGATATCGTAAGTACCATACTCCTTCGTAAACTCATCTTGCATTGTAATCATTGCGTTTTGTTGAGCGGCCATATCGTGTATTAGTGAGTGTTTTTTTGACTCTATAACACCTATCTCGTGGTGCATCATATTTACATCCCTAACTAAAACTTGTAGTTTCTCTAATTGTTCATTAGTTATTTTTTCAGCTTTAATTCCTTTAAGCTCTTTGATTTTTGCGTTTGTTCCTTTTGTTGCCATAATTTAATTTAATTTAATTTAACTTCCATTGTCCCCAGCTAGAGCTTATTATTTTTTTTAACTCGCTGAGGTTGTACGTTTTGTACCCTTCTAGTTGCTTAGGGGCAAAACCCCTAATTTTAACAATTCCTTTTTTAGGTTGAAAAAAGAACTTATTCTTGTTGTATCTTAATTCTTCTTTAGCACCAATAAATACTTTGTGCTTACCTCTTTTGATTTCAAAATCTAAAGTATCAATTACCTTTGGTTTTAGAATACAATATCTAACTTGGTTCATACCCGTTTATTAAAGCGGTTGTTGTTGCTACTCCCGCAAAGTTATTGTTTGAGTCAAAGGTACCATAAGCGCTGTTTGTTTCGTCTTTTGGCTCTCCGTTATTATACACGCTAGCAACTTCTCCTGAACCTAATACACCTTGCCATATGTTTATATCGTGGATGTGGTACTCAGAAAAAGATATGCTTGCTCCACTAGCAGGGTTTAAATGCCCAAAATGTAAATAGTAATTTCCCTCCTCAACATCCCAATCCCCACTACTACCCGCTTGATTGGTTGTGAAGGCTGAACCATTTATATACCCCACTATTTGGGCAGGAGTGACCGAAACGACAAGGTGAAAGTCGGCTTCCCAGTCGTCATCATCAAATGTTCCATACACTTCATTAATTCCGGTGTTCCCCGCATTGGTTCTATTAATATTAATTCTATCAGTACCATCGTCTTTGTAATACGCTGTTAAAAAGGGTCCACTGGATTTACCGATACCCCGCCTTAATCCAAAAATCGCAGCGTTTGGATCACCAGCATTATTAGAATATGTCTCGTTAGGTGTCTTGACCCACATGCTTATCGTGAATCCGTTAAGAATCTCATTAGGAAAAATTGCAAGTGCGTTATCATTTACTCCATCAAAATACAAGCCTGTGTCTGAACTCCAAACGGTAGCTGGGTTGTACATACCATGAGCTAGTCCACCACCTAACATTAGTAAGCGTAATAAGCAATTAAACCTCCATCTGGATCTGCTACTTGCATTGATACTGCTGACCACCTCCCATATATAGTCATACCAGCCGGAAACCTTTGAGCCGTGTCAACAGGTTCACTGTTAGCCCCATGACCATGTGTTTGTGTTGCAATACCAAAAGATAAATCTCCTGGATCAGCAGCTACAGAACCTCCACTGTTTACACCGTCTAAAGCTGGTGTTAATACATCTACCTGTGTAGTTGCTAAAAAAGATATAGCTACAATGACCTTGCCCACTGGAGGCGTTAGACTGTTACCAAGAGTAGCTCCATCTAAGAACCCGCTGCCCAGTTGTCCAAATGCTAAATCAACGTGATTTTTCTTTGCCATAGTTTTTGCTTAATTTAATTTGTTTTAATCGTCAGCTGTGTTCGCACTGAACGTTGCGTTACCGGCTAGTGTGCCGTTGTTTGTGTTTGAACTATAGTCTATAGCATCATTGTTCAATCTCCAATAACCTTGCAGGTTTGAAGCGTTATCATAACTACCCCTATTATTAGTCAACTCAAATGGTTTGCCAGAGTTATAAACAGCAGCTATAGCATCAGCATCTAACGCAATATTCCACACCGCAAACTCATCTATATTGCCATGAAAGTCTGTGTTTAAAGCCCCACCACCAATTGTCATTTCTTGAGGTGTTGGTCTTGATCCAGCTACATCGCCATCTGTGTGGACTGCAGCTCCATTTATGTATAGAACTCCACCACCTGATTGTGTGTAAGTTATGCCAACGTGATACCAAGTACTAGTAGATATTGCTGATGATTTTGTTAAGACAACATCTCCAACGTCTGTTCTAAAGTTAAGATCGCCATCTTCGTCCACCCAACATTCCCAATCATTACTGTCTACTGCGTTTTCAAATAATGTATTATAATTCTTAAGGGTGTCTATGTTAAACCAAAAAGAAAATGTCCCCACGTCTTTATTAGGTACAAAATCAGTTGTTACAAAATCACCAGTACCGTCTAGCAGTAAGCTGTAAAGATGCTCAACGCTTGAGCTGTTAGATGCAGAACCTCCTAATCCTAACATTACGATATAGCTGGTACAGTTGCTCCTACGTGTGCTGGTCCGTAATAACAAATAACTCCGTGTGTTGAATCCGCTTGTAATGAAACACTTGTCCATCTACCATATATAGTTAATCCTTTAGGAAAAACCACAGAGGTAGCAACCGCTAAACTTTGTATAGCGTCTGTATCATCTGCATCAATACCATTAGCTAGTATTTGAGTTCCAGTACCAATATAAGCGGTACCATCACCACCTTGTTTAGCAGCTACGTTAGCACCGTTAAGATGTGTATCTGCGGTTAAAACCGCAAAAGAAACATCAGCTAACATTGTTATAGCCACTATGACTGAACCAGCTGGTGGTAGTAAGTCATTGGCAGCAGCCTTTATATGACCACTACCCATTTGCCCAAAACTGTATGCTACGTCTGTTGAATTTACTCCCATAATTTATTTTTTTACTTTCTCTAGTGATCTACCGCCAAAATAAGCACCGATCACTGTTATTAATACTAATTGTAATAAGTCTACCCACGTGGCTTTAACCTCAAAGGCTATAACTCCTGCGTCAATAAAAACTAACAGTATCGTAGATACTACT